CAGTATCTGGAAATGCACTCTTTAGTAATGTAGAGGATGCTATAGTAGAGAATATAGATAATAAAGCTGAAAGAGTGTATATCGGGATGGACATCGGGGTTGCCCAAGATTACACAGTGCTAACTGCGCTCTCAGAAGACTACAGAATCATAGACATAGACCGATTCAACTACAAGGAAGAGGGGATGGACTACGATGAGTTTAAGCAGCGTATACGTGACTTCTACTTCAAGCACGATGGGAATATGGCGGCAGCCTACTTTGAGGTAAACAACAATGATTTACTCTTTGATGACTTGACTGAGGACGACACAATGTACAAATTAGTTCCATTCCACACTACAGCTAAGTCTAAACCAGAGATGATAAGGAATTTAATCAAACTGTTTGAGGATAAGGTGATTAAGATACCAAAGGATACAGGACTAATCAAGGAATTGTATGACTTTAAAAGCAAGAAAAACGCTATTACAGGTAACTTACAATTTAGTAATACTGATGGAAAGCACGATGATATGGTAATGAGTTTAGCAATTGCTGCATATTGTGCTAAAGAAGAGCAGGATGGTGGTGTAACAATGTTCTTATGATTACATTTAGACAGCACATAGAGATTGCTAAGGCTATAAAAAAAGATAACTCTATATTCGGATACGTTGCAAACCTTGAAGCCTCAGAAAAGGTAGATATTACTCGTGGTATTGCAGAATCTTACCCGTTAAAAAATTTACCGTTAGAAACCCTATCTATAAACAACAAGTTTAAGTACACCGTAGACATAATGGAGATGGTGCTTGGTCAGTTTATTATGACTGAGCAGATAATTACGGGCAAAACAAACTACGAAACAGATGCGCAGAACGACTTGGCACTTGCGGAGTTAATACTACGACCTAAACACCACAGTGAATTTGACAACTCCAGCATAGAAGACGAGTCTAAAAACAGAAAAACAATCCTTGATTGTGATGTTACGGAAATATATTCGGTTCTACAGAAGTACCTAGAGGTCAGGGAGTTAGTGTTATTCAAGCAGTTTGCTGGTGTATTCTACGAGGTTCCAGACGAGGAAGAAGAGCAAGAGGATGAGCAAGAAAAGAAAAGTGGTGAGCAGCTGTTTCAACAACAATGGTATTGGTACTCAATGGTTCGTATGTTAGCCAACGAAGACGTTACAAAGTACGAAGAGATATATATGCTCAAGATGGCAACAGTAATGCCTGAGATGAGCTTCATAGCGCAAAGAAGTAAGATAGATTCTGCAAGAGATAGACAGTCTCAAGCAATGAGTAAATTGTAAATTTAAAAAAGTGAAGGATGAATAATCTAACAAGTTTATACAAAACCATTAAGACCTTTGCAGAAGGTAATAATATGGTCAATCAGTTCCTGCTTGTAGGTTCAGAGGATGAACTGAATCAAAGAGAGTTTGATTACCGCACACTTGTTATGCTGCCTCTGGAAGCGAATCTATCAAGAGAGCTAAACAACCCTATCTACACTTTAGACTTCGGGATATTTGTTCTTGACAGAGTTTTTGTAGACGATAGCCTTGCTCAGATGTCATCTACACAGGAAAACATACACGTAATGGGTCAGTTGCAGGACTACTTACTACAGCAGAACTTAGATGTAGACTTTCAAGAAGTTGAGCTAAACACGGCTCTTGCAGAGGATTATAATATAACGGTAGCTATGTCCGACTTCAGCGTAAACCTTGCGAGAAATCCTTACATTAGAGACATAGATGCTTAATGGCTTTTACAGCGAAACAATATCAAAACTTCATAAAAGTTATTATGGTAGCAGCGGTAGCGAAGGAATTTCGTAACGCCTCTATCATAAAAAAGATTATCGCTAACGCTAAGTCTGAAGACCATATAGCAACAGGTGCTTTGATAAGACCAGATGTAACAGGCTCAATGACTCCTTCAAGTGATGATAAATGGATTTCAGAAGCTGACAAAGGAATATCTGTAATTGTAGGAAAGGTTGAGTATGGAATACCTTCCGATGTAGAGATAAGAATAGAGTTGGGATACGGGCTTGACTTCAGGTATAATTTTTTAAGCGGCTCCACCGACAAGCAAGAGCGGGGGCCAAAGAAAGGTGTTATAAGGAAGTGGGTACAGATAAAAGCAGAACGAGGACATAGTTGGGAGGTAAATGGAAAAGCAGTTGACCCTAGTGAGAAAACTAAGCTAGACCAAGTAGCTTTCTTAATCTCAAGAAAGATATCAAGACAAGGCATTAACAAGACAAAGTTAGCAGACCCGTTTAAAGACAAGTCCAATGGCGTTGATGCAACGCTAAGGAAGGGCTTTTTAAAGGGCGTAGAGAGAGTAACAGAACGATTCAAGGTAGAGACATACAACTCAGTTGTTGAAGCCTTAGAAGCAATATTTTAATTATGGCAGATGTAGAAAAAAGTATACAGGATTTAGCGATTAGCGTTAAGAATATACAATTACAAATTAAGGAGCTGACTCAGCAAGGGAAAAGTGCTGGGGAGATTTTTAATAAAGTTAAGTTAGAGCTTAGTAATGCCTCTAAAGCAGCGGAATTGCTTTCTAGCTCTACGAGGGATGCATTTAAACCCGCTGAGGCTAAAAAATACCTTAGTGAAGTAACTAAAATCAACGCTATTTTCGGGCAGTTGATATCCTCTTATAAATCAGTAGAGGTAGCTGTTAAGAAAAACACAGAAGCTACTCTAGCAGCCGATAAATCTAAAACAAGTTCTGCCAAAAAACTACAACAAGAATACGAGTCTGGATTCCAACAGCTACTTGAGGGTGAGAAAAGAGTAAGAAAACTTCAAGAGGATGTTTCTCTAAAGAATATACAGCTTTCTAAAAAAGCTAATGTAGATAAACTTCAAGATGTAGTAAACTACTACACTAATCTTCAATCTGAATACAAAGAAGACAGCGAAGAGTACCTAAAGATTGAGAAAAAGAAACTTGATGCTCAGATAAAACTTCAGAAAGAGTCTGATTCCATAAGGCTAAACAAGAAGAAGGCTGCTGTAGAGCAAGCCGTAAAGCTAGAGAAAAAGGTAGAGTCTCAACAAAAAGTTTTAAGAGACAAGATTGCTGCACAAAACAAGGCTCGTACGAAAGAGGTGCTAACCTTTGAGAAGAAGCAAGCTGAGAGAAGGGCTAGTGTATTAGCTTCTATTGAAAGAAAGAAAGAAAAGCAACGCACCGATGAGGTAAGAAAAGGCGTTAAGGAAAGACAAGCCGCTGAAGCAAAGTCTGCAAACAGATTAGGCTCAAGATTAAAAAAGGCTGTTGGCACGCTTGGTATTTATGGAGCTGCGTTTAAAATAATAAACAGTGTAACAAAGGTCTTTACAGAACTTACAGTAGGTTCAGCAAAAGCAGCAATAGAATTTCAACAATCTTTAGCGAATCTTGGTGCAGTGGCTGGTGCTACAAACGAAGAGGTTTCTATGCTTGGCAAGGAAGCTCTAAGAACAGCGGGTGCTACAAGTTTTACGGCAAATGAAATAGTGCAATTGCAAACCGAATTATCTAAACTCGGTTTTAGTGCAAAGGATGTAGCAGAATCAACAAAGTCTATTGCTTTTGCAGCCCAGGCACTAAGCTCTCCGCTAGGAGAAACTGCTGCGTTAGTGGGTAAGCTTAGGAATCAGTTTAGTTTATTAGTAGAGGATACGGCTAAGATAGGAGACACACTTGTTACAACAATTAACAACTCCGCACTATCTTTTGATAGTTTTGGAACAGCTGTTCAATATGTTGGGCCAATTGCACAAAACCTTGGACTTACGCTACAGCAAACGGCGGGTGCGATGGCTGTGTTAGCAGATGCTGGTTTTACGGCATCTCGTGTCGGTACAGGTCTTCGTGGTATATTTACTGAGCTAGGAAAAACAAGTGCTGATGTTGAGAAGTCTTTAAAGTCTCTCGCGGGCCAAAACATATCTCTAGCAGAAGCTGTTGATTTAGTTGGTAAGCGTAATGCAGCGCAGCTAATAACACTCCTTAAAAACATTGATGCTGTAGAAGAAGGAAATGAAAAATACTATGAGCAAGGAAGAGCTTTTATTTCAGCAGCAAAATCTAGTTCCACATATTCTGGTCAGCTAAAAATATTAAATTCTGCTTTTAAAGAGTTTCAAATAAGCACAGGTGATTTTATAAGTAATAGCGATATACTTTTATCTGTTATGGATTTATTCTTTGACAAGGCAGCTGAAACATCAAGAGCCTTTGGAATACTTTCTAAGCTTACATCAGAAGAATTAAGTGAATCTGTTTCTCAAGTTACTAACGAAGCCAATTCTTTTAACGTAGCTTTACGGATTCTTGAAAAACAAGGTGTTTTAACAACAGCCCAACTTATTGAGTTAAGGGACGCAGGTGAGGAAAGCGTTTTAAATGATGCTCCTGGTTTTTGGAAAAGGCTAGGCAGTAGCCTAGGGCTTACGTTTAAGGCAACACAGGCCCTACAAAACTCAATACAAGGCGTTCAGAAACAACTTGAAGAACTTTCTGAAGAGGAATTAAAACAGCAGGCGATAATAGATGGAACAACAAACGCAAATATAAATTACGAGAAAAGTGTTGACTCTATTATTGATAGTCATTTAAAAGGTGTAAACGTCAACAAGGAAGCAAGTCAGTCCTTTAAAGAAATAGGTGTTTCAGTTGCAGAGCTTGAAGTATTAAGAGAAGGTGCGGAAGGAAACGATAAGGTTCGCTACTCTGCTGAAATCGCGAGGCTTAAAGCGTTGCAAGGTCAGTTAACAAATACTATTTTATCTGAAGAACAGCTTGAGGAAAGAAGAAAAGCCGCTGCGTTAAAAAGAAGGAATAAAGAGAAAAAAGAGTCTGATAATAGAATAAAAACAATAAAAAAAGAAACTCAAGAAGAGATTGACAATATTAACGAGCGGGCGCAGAATGAAACATCAATATCAAAATCTGCTGACGAACGTGCTGATATAGAAATGAAGAGGACTGCTACTATAAGCACTCTTTATAAAAAACAATCTGCTGAAATAAGAGACTTGTCTAAAGAGTACGAAACTCAAAAAGACAGGATTGAAGAACTTGCAGAGGCATCTGACAAGCTTGCTGAAATACTGACCTCAGATGTTATTGAGGACGTTACTAACACTGTAAAAGATTACGCTGCAGAAATTGTTAAGCTAGATAAGCTCGTTCAGTCTGACCAATTAACACAAGAGGAATACAACAAAGCTAGGGCTGACCAAGAAGTAGCTCTTAGAGCTAATATCGCTGCTTTTAGTGATTTGGCAGACCTTAGCCCAGAAGTTAAAGCTTTCTTTGACCAGCTTATAGAGGATACCGTAAATGCTGACTACGCTTTATCAAATACTGATGGAGTAACTGAGCTTCCTAAAAATTTAAAAGAAAAACTAAAGGACGGTTTTAATGAGATAAATTGGGGAGAGGTTATTCAAGAAGCAGCACAAACAGCTACAGAGGCTCTGAGTGCGTTTAATGATGTTGCGCTAGACAATGCCAAGGGCGAGGCAGAACAGCAGCTTGACGTTATTAAAAACAGATACGAGTTAGAAGGAGAGATTCTGAAATCTCAACTTGATAATCAACTTATCACTGAGTCTCAGTTCCGTCAGAAGAAAAAGGAACTTCGCAAGGCTCAAATTCGTGATGAAAATGATATAGACAAAGCTTTGTTTGATGCTCAACAAAAGAGAGATAGACAAAATGCTACCTCAGATTACCTTGTTGCTTTAGCTAATATCATACCTGCTCTTATCACCGAGGATGATGAAGCTAACCCAGTGGCTTTAGCAATAAAAGCTGCTATCACAGGAGCTTTAGCTACCGCTTCCTATGGTGCTAATTTAAGTGCTATTAACCAGCGCAAGTTTTTTCCAAAAAGGTTTGCTGACGGGGGTATGGTAAACGGCCCTTCACATAATGAGGGTGGCGTACCGTTCTCTGTACAAGGACGTAGTGGATACGAAATGGAGGGTGGTGAGTTTATTGTAAATAAAAAAGCTACGTCTATGCACAGGGATTTGTTAGACCGAATAAACAAATCGGGAAGAACATCTCCAACAATCGGAAGGATGAAATTCGCTGATGGTGGCTTAGTAAGTGCGCCTGTTAGCGAAAGTGTAGATTACCTAAAGGCTATTGCTGAAGCAACTACCTCAACAGCAATTGGTGTAAGCAAACCAGTAAGGTCGTTTATTACCGATAAAGACTTACGAAGCAACTCAACAGAACGTAGAATTAGAGATAGAAACGATAGAATATAATGGCTGACTTAGCATTTAGACAAGGTATTGCAACGACCTACCAACAGACTGCTTTCACAAAGGTAGGACAAGATGTTTTAATTGGAAACACTCTGATTGGCGAAGTTATTGAAGGTGATGTTATTCGTATAACGTATACAGACAACTATGAAAAAGGTTTGTATGCTGTATGCATAACCCCAGCGACAGGTGAGTTTAAGTTTGATAGTAACATATACAATGATGTGCCAAGCAGCCTTACAGCTGTTGTAAACAAGTATAACAATGCTGATGTATATACCACGAACAGCTACAGGATAGCGTTAGAAATAGAAAATGGATTATACTCTAAGGCTTACTTAAAGTACGCCTCTACAGTTTCCTATTCATTAATAATACCTACGAAAAGAAACGAGTATTTTGGTTCCGTAAGCACTATAGCGACATCATCAGATGTGGTATTCGTAGACCTTTGCGACAATAAAGCCTATGGAGTTGGTTTTAGCGATGGTTCATTTGACACCCTAAACAACAAGTTTAAATCTTCTTTAGAATTTAATATAGCCACACGCTAAT